GAAGAAATACAAAAATTAAAAGATGCTCAAAATGCAATAAGTGGGCCAATGAAGGGTTCTGTTGGTGATTTAATGCAACAAAGAAATGCGTTAAAAGCTCAACAAAAAGCCACTTCCAGAACAGCAGAAGAATTTAATAAATATCAAAAGAAAATTGTAGAAGTTCAAAGTAAAATAGATTTGCTTTCAGCTTCTTCATTGAAGAATGTAAAAGTAAATGAAGATCTGATATCTAATGCAGGTTTAGCCGGAGCTACATTAACAGAATTTGGTAGAACAGTTTCTGATTTACCTTACGGTATTAGAGGTATTGCAAACAACCTTTCTCAATTATCTACTTTACTTGTTACATTGATATCGAAAACTAATGGAGCAAGCAGAGCTTTTGCACTTTTAGGTAAACAATTAATGGGGCCACTAGGTCTTATTATATTGTTTCAAGGTGCTTTGGCTGCTTTAGATTACTTCTTTGGGGCAACTCAAAAAGCTGCTGAAGGATCAGATCGTTTAAGCAATTCTCTAGGTAAGCAAGCTAGTCAGCTAATGGTTGTGAATAAATTATTTGAACAAGGGTATTTTAATGCGGAACAAAACGTACAAATAATAGATGTTTTAAATAATAAATATAAAGAATTAAACCTAGAACTAGATGAATTTGGTAACTTATCTAGTTCTTCAGCTCAAAGTGTAAAAAATTTAACAGACAAAATGGTTAAACAATCTATAGCTCAAGATTTAATAAATGAAGCTATTGAATTAGAAAAAGAAAAACAATTAGAATTAATAAAATTAAGAGGATCTAGTTTAACTAGAATGGATAAGTTTATTTTGTCTGTTAGACAATTTAATGATGAATTAGGCGTAACTGCAGTTTCTAGAGTTTTTAGGTTTTTTGGCCTTTTAGATACTAATGCTGAGAATTCACAAGAAAAAATTAAAGAGTTAGATGATGAAATAAATAAATTGTTTGATAGTATTTCTGATCCTGAGCTTAAGAAAGCATTAGATGAGCTATTTAAAGGAAGCAATAAGGGAGCTGATAATTTAAACAATCTTTTAAAATCTATACAGAGAGAAATTTTATTATTAAATAAAGAGAGTGATAGAGCAAAAGAACTACTAAAAGTTCAATTTGAACTTGAAGACGCAATAGAAAAGGCTGAGGGAAGACAAGATATAATAACTGCTGCACGAGAAAGAGCTAGACTAAAAAGAATAAAAATAAACGAAAAGTATGATGCTTTAGAATTAAAGAATGCTAAAAAGCATTCAAAAGATTTAGAAGCAATAGAATTTGAAAAAGATGAGTTTTATTCATTGTTTAACAAGAAAGAAGATCAAAGATCTAAAAATGAAAGCGTAAGAAGACGTCTAGAAGTAGCAGATATAAGGAAAAATTTATCGGAAGAAATATTATCTTTAAAACAAAGATCTAAAAGCAGAAAAGAATTTGAAGAAGGAAAAGAAAACCTAATAAAAGAAGCATTAATAAAAGAAATAAGCTCTATAGAAACTGCACTAAAGGTAGATAGGTTAAGTATCGAGGAAAGGATGCGATTAGAAACAAGACTAGCAGACTTGAAATCTTCTTTGATTGATTTTGAACAAAGCAAATTAGAAAAATTATTAGAAGATGTTCAAGGCATATCAAACATAGCTGCTGATTTGGGTAATATGTTTATGGATGCGGAAATGTCTAGAGAGGAAAGAAAAACAGTATTACTTAATAATCAATTAAAAGAACGTCTTAGAAATGAAAATCTTTCTGCTAAACAAAAAGAAAACATAAACAAACAAATAGAAGCTAATGAACTAGCCTTACAAAAGAAAAGAGATGAAATAGCAGAAAAGAATTTTAAATTAGAAAAGGCTGCAATGATAGTTAATGCTTTAGTAGAAACTTATAGGAATGGTATTTTAGCTTATGGATCTCAGCTTATAATAGGAGATCCAACTTCGCCTATCAGAGCGCAAATAGCCCAAGCTCTGGCTATTGCTTCTGGTTTACTTCAAGTGGCAGCAATTGCAAGAACTCAATTTGTTCCTACAGCAGTATCAGCACCTTCAACAGGAGGATCTGCTGGAGGTGGCGGTGCATCAGCACCAGCACAACAAGAACCTGTATTCAATATAGTAGGCACAGGAACTCAAATGCAATTAGCTGAAACTGTAGCTCAAAGAACAGGTGAACCTGTAAAAGCTTTTGTAGTTAGCAATGATATAACTACAGCACAAGAATTAGACAGAAATATTATAACAGGTTCTGCTATAGGATAAAAACAAAATACTAAAAAAAAGATTTACTTATTATGGAAGAAGCGCAAATAATAGAATTAATAATCGACGAAGAAAGCGATATTGCTGGAATACAAGCGATATCAATAGTTGACAATCCTGCAATAGAAGAAGACTTTATTGCTCTTAAATCTCAAGAGGTAAAATTAGCTGAAGTAGACAAGGATAAAAAAATAATAATGGGACCAGCCTTAATACCTAATAAAAAGATATTTAGAAAGTTTGGTGAACAAGAATATTTTATTTATTTCAGTGAACATACCGTCAAGAAAGCCTCAGAGCTTTTCTTGACTAAAGGTAATCAAAATAATTCTACTTTAGAACACGAAATTAAACTTAATGGGCTTTCTGTTGTTGAATCTTGGATAATAGAAGATGAGAAACAAGACAAGTCTAATAAATATGGATTTAATTTACCTATAGGTACTTGGATGGTATCTATGAAAGTAAATAATGACGATGTATGGAATAATTACGTTAAGTCTGGTAAAGTAAAAGGATTTTCTATTGAAGGTCATTTTATAGATGCAATTAAATACGAGCAAGATCAAGAACTAGAAGCTTTATCTATTATAGAAGAATTAACTGATATATTAGAAGTAGATATGGCTACTTATGGTGACTATGGATCTGGAGTTAGAAATAATGCTAAAAGAGGCATTGAACTTAATAAGAAAGTAAATAATAAATGCGCTACTTCTGTAGGAAAAGTTAGAGCGCAACAATTAGCTAGAGGAGAAAAACTTTCTGTATCTACTATAAAAAGAATGTATAGTTATTTAAGTAGAGCCGAAACTTATTATGATCCTAGTGATAGTAAAGCTTGCGGAACTATATCTTATTTATTATGGGGAGGTAAAGCAGCTTTAAGTTGGTCTAGAAATAAATTAAGAGAACTTGGAGAATTAGAATTAAAATCTATGATAGTTGATGAAGAATATGCTATTATAGGAGATAGATTAGCTTATTCTACTATTGAATCTGCTGAAATAGCGGCTGAAGATTTTGGATGTCAAGGTTACCACGAACACGAATTTGAAGGTAAAATATGGTATATGCCTTGTGAAAAACATTCATTAAAGCTTCCTTGTCAAGAAGGATATGAGCAAATAGGAATGAAAGATAAAGACGGTAGAAAAGTACCTAACTGCGTACCTATAAAATAGAATTATGGCAAAAAAGTTTAAAACTCCAGGAAGAGCAACTCCTAGATCTAATAGAAGAGGTTGTTTATGTGCTGACGGAACTTATTCAAGAAAATGTTGTGACGGATCTTTACAAGCTCAAGGAGTTGGAAAAATATATGGAGATGGAGTATTGTTATTAGAATCAGGAAGTAACATACTACAAGAAAATGGTAACAATATAAAATTATAAATAATGTCAAAAAAAATATCACAATTAAATGCAATATCAATAATACAAGAAGACGATTTATTTGCTGTAGTAGAAGGAAGTGAAACTAAAAAAGCTGAGGTATATCAACTAGAAAATTACTTGATTCCTAAGAATATCACTATGAGTGCTGGTTCCACTGTTAATTTATCTGATTCAGTTTATAATAAATCTATGCTTATTAGATTGACTTGGACTGGTGCAGCAGGTACAGCTACATTAAATTTACCTTCAGCAGCAGATAATACTAATAGATTAATGAGATTTATTTCTAATGGAGGATTTGCAGTTTCAACAAGAGTAAATTTAACTCCTATAAATTCTCAAACATTAGATGGCTCTACAGACCCTTATGTTATTAATATAGAGTATGAAGGTATACAAGTATGGTCAGATGGTGTTGAATGGTTTATAATACAGAAAAAAGCTTAAAAATACAACAGATAGATAACTAATTAATTAACTATATATAAAATTTTATTATGAATGCAAAAGATATCGTAGAAAAGTTCAAGAATGTTCTTCTTAGTGAAGAAGACAATTCTAAAGCTCCTGAAATGGAGACTAAAAATGAAACTTCTGAAATAGAAGTAAAAGAACAAGAGGTTGTTCTAAGTGAAGAAGTCAAAGAAGTAGAAAATACTGAATCAGAAACTTAATTATCTGAAGAAGTTGATGCATCTTATGATGACAAGAAAAAATTAGAAGAGGATGAAATTATCGAAGAGGTAGAAGATCCTATGTCTAAATATGCTACAAAAGAAGATCTAGAAAAAGCTATGGCTGAAATGAAAGCTATGATAGACAGTCTTAAAATGCAAGAAGATATGCCTGAAGTTCCAGAGCAATTATCTTCTCAAGAACCAGCAGTTGAACCGATCGCTCACGATCCTGAATCTGCTGTAGAGAAAAAGGGTTTAAATCTTTATGCTCAAAATAGAACTAAAACATTAATGGATAGAGTTCTAAGTAAAATATCGTAAATAATTAAAATTAAATAAATAAAAAATGGCTACTACAACTTCAATTACAACTACTTATGCTGGAGAATTTGCAGGTAAGTATATTTCTGCTGCTTTATTATCAGGTGCTACACTTGATAAAGGTAGTATCGAAATCAAACCAAATGTAAAATACAAAGAAGTAATTAAAAAAGTTGCAACAGATGCAAACTTAATTAAAGACGCTTCTTGTGATTTTACTGACACAGGTGCAATTACATTAACTGAAAGAATTCTTCAACCAGAAGAATTCCAAGTAAACCTAGAGCTTTGTAAAAAAGACTTTAGATCTGACTGGGAAGCTATTCAAATGGGATATTCTTCATTTGATCAGTTACCTCCTAAATTTTCTGACTTCTTAATCGGTCACGTTGCTTCTAAAGTTGCTGAGAAAACTGAGCAAAATATTTGGGGCGGTGTAAACGGAAACGCTGGTGAATTCGATGGATTTACAGTTCTTATGGCTGCTGATGCAGACGTAAACGACGCTGCTAATGGAGCAGAAACTTCATTTACTTCTTCTAACATTGTTACTTTATTAAGTAATGTTGTTGACTCA